ATGCTCACCGTTAAGCAGATTGAAGCAGCAAAGCCGAAAGAAAAACCATACCGCCTTCTCGATGGTAATGGCCTGTACCTTTATGTCCCTGTATCAGGGAAAAAGGTATGGCAGCTTCGCTACAAGATTGACGGTAAGGAGAAAATCCTGACCGTCGGAAAATATCCGCTTATGACTTTGCAGGAGGCAAGGGATAAAGCATGGACTGCGAGGAAAGACATCTCGGTTGGCATCGATCCGGTAAAGGCGAAAAAGGCTTCGTCTAACAACAATTCCTTTAGTGCGATTTACAAGGAATGGTACGATCACAAGAAGCAAGTCTGGTCAGTAGGCTATGCAACTGAACTTGCAAAAATGTTTGATGACGACATTTTACCCATCATCGGCGGCCTTGAAATTCAGGATATTGAGCCGATGCAACTGCTGGAAGTAATCCGCAGATTTGAAGATCGCGGTGCAATGGAGCGAGCCAACAAAGCCCGCAGAAGATGCGGCGAGGTTTTCCGTTACGCTATTGTCACCGGAAGGGCTAAATATAACCCGGCACCTGACCTTGCAGACGCCATGAAAGGATACCGCAAGAAGAACTTCCCGTTTCTTCCAGCAGACCAGATCCCTGCATTCAACAAAGCACTGGCAACATTTTCAGGAAGCATCGTATCGCTCATTGCGACCAAAGTTTTACGCTACACAGCCCTAAGAACGAAAGAGCTTCGTTCCATGCAATGGAAGAACGTCGATTTTGAAAACAGGATTATCACCATCGACGCCAGTGTGATGAAGGGCCGCAAGATTCATGTTGTTCCTATGTCAGACCAGGTGGTTGAACTTCTCACTACGCTAAGCTCCATCACTAAACCAGTATCAGAGTTTGTTTTTGCCGGGCGCAACGATAAGAAGAAGCCAATCTGCGAGAACGCGGTATTGCTTGTGATTAAACAAATCGGCTATGAGGGTCTGGAAAGCGGTCACGGATTCAGGCATGAATTCAGCACGATTATGAACGAGCACGAATGGCCTGCTGACGCTATTGAAGTGCAACTTGCACATGCCAACGGCGGATCTGTGCGCGGGATTTACAACCATGCTCAGTATCTAGATAAGCGCAGAGAAATGATGCAGTGGTGGGCGGAATGGCTTGATGGGAAGGCTGAGTAATTAATCTTTAATCAGAGGGTAACAATGCATGGTTCAGTGAACTAAGCCAATCACTTGTGATCTACAATTGTTAATCTTATTAGTTCTAGATACTGGATTTATGCCATGATGCTTGTAGATTAGAAAGCAGTAGACTATACAACACCGCGGTCAAATAATTATCAAGCATAATCACGGTATACACATTTTTTTGATAACGTAAGGATAGTGAGCCATCGATGCTATATTCAATATTTATGCAATTTAAGCATGGTTTATATACACTAATTTTCTTAGTGCCCACAAAATCTTTGATTGTACAAAAAACACAGGGGTAATGGAGATTTCTATGTTTGACGGATTTAATGGCTTTTTAATTGCTTCTTTATCGGTGATTACTTCACTTTCGGTTGCAAGAATATTTGTCACAGAAACACACTTATCACCTATCAAAGGAAGGAGTGAATCAATTGATGGGCTTAGAGGATTTCTTGCTTTAATGGTTTTCCTTCATCATTCCAGTTTCTGGTGGCAATACATACATACTGGGGTTTGGTCTGATCCTGATTCGTTATTTTATACTAATATTGGAAAAATAGCTGTTATTTTCTTTTTTATGATTACAGGCTTCTTGTTCTTCGGGAAATTGATTTCGAATAAATCAGTAAATTGGGAAGATTTATTTTGGTCAAGAATAATGAGACTAACACCTATGTATCTGGTTTCGTTATCTCTACTATTCATAATTGTGTTCTATGTTTCTGATTGGAAAATTAACACAGGAATTGCCAATCTCATAATATCTATGGCGAGATGGGTTCCTTTTTCTTTCCTTGGAATGCCTGATGTTAACGGTCTTCACAAGACGTCGCTTATCATGGCCGGAGTTCCGTGGTCACTTGTTTATGAATGGTTTTTTATTTATCTCTTCCTTTTATGGCTTTTATAATGAGAAGAGACAAATTTAATACTTACACAATTCTTAGTATTGCGAGTGTATTTGCTTTTATTTTCTATCCATCATTAAAAATACATATTTTATCATTTGTTTTTGGTTATCTGGCAGCAAAAAATAAATCACAAACTGCCTAACAGCTTGCCTTTCAATAAAATATTATCAAGCTTATTCGTCATCGTTATCTTATGTGTAACTTGTTTTTTAATTCCAAATCCTTACAATCCAATAACAATATCACTCTGTGGTATTGCATTTATTCTGATATCAAATGGATGCGATATTTTTGGAGTTCTTAAGATAAAAACCTGTCAAGTTTTTGGAGAAGCTACATATAGCATGTATCTTCTACATGGCATTATACTTTTTATAACATTTAAAATAATACTTCCGGTTAGCTATGTTAATCAAATTAACAGCCTTGTATTTTCAGCTATTATTATAATTCTCTCTGGGTTTATCACGCTTATATCATTGCTATGTTTTAGATATATTGAGACACCGTGTAGTAAGTTTAAAAAATTTAATGTACTAACATACACAAGAAGAAAACTTCAGTAAAACCACCTCACAAATGAGATGGTTGTTGGTAATAAAAAGGCGGGCGTGGGCTCGCCTTTTCAGATTGGATAATTACTTACTCTAACATCAGCAAAACTAGTTGTTCCTGTCAAGGAAATATCCATGCGTTCATCACAAGCAGGAGCAAGAAAAACCTCTACAGCTACACATTCTGATCTTTTAACATGATATATTGCCTGACGCTCAAGCCACGAATTATCAGATAATAATTTTATTGCAGTATTAGATAACGAATTACCTGTAGAATCCAATTCGCGAAAAATGACCGCCGATGATATTGATGTTTCTGATAACGTCCATAGTCTTACATAGACAGCACTTCGTTGAGCTACTCGAAGTGTTGCCACTAATAAACTCTGTACTGATGCGGTATTCTTATCGTTAAGAGTGAATGCATAAGGCGTACCTACAGGCTTTGTAGTTGCATCTGTTTTCTCTGGCGCAATAGATATAACAGACTGAAAAAATCTATCCTGATTAGCTAGAATATGACCAGCTATGGAACGCATCGGTAGAGGGTTAGTACTATGGACAGCATCACTTCTTCCAACACGAAAACCACCGCCTGTATTCTGGCTATTGGCAGTGATAAATACGTCTTGGTTATTGGCTACAAACACTTCACCTGAACACGAACTAGTTATGATCTTACCTACAGAGTTAAATCTTGGTTTTATCTCTTGATTGTCAATTCCGCTAATTAGTCCGGGCACAAATTCGAATGATACACCAACACCGTTACAGCTAACAGCCGTGATATCTTCAACGTTGATGTCATACCCATTGACAATGCGTACCGCATTATTGTTTACCCTTTCGACATAGACATTTTTAATTCGAATGTGCTGTGATTGGAAGTCTGTAGACTCAGAAGGATACGAGTAATTAGTCACGAATATACCAGCCAAGCCAGCCACACTGGTTGCTGCAGCAACATACTTTCCACCAAGAACATCAATATTCTCTCCTTGAATTTCAAGAAAATTTTTAGTTGCTTTTGATTTTCCTGTTTGAATTCCGATATTGCCAGCAAGGAATACACCACGGCGTGAACCATCCGTAGAGTGATGGCAATCGTTCATGTCGAATGTTTGGCATGCATCGATAACCCAATTTTCGCAACCTCTCTTAAAGTCATTCAATGTACGATGGCCGAAAGCAGTGTTGCCGAAACTGAAGATGTTTTTAATGGTATATGTACCGTATTCACCAGGTGAATCAATAGAGCCATTCATACACTTAAATGCATTGAATCCAACAGCGGTAAGCATTGGGTCTGTTCCCTCTGATGAACAATACAAATAATTAATACCATCAATCATTCCACCATTAGTTGTGTATCCTTCCCATGCTTCATGTGGGCAGTTTTTGAAATGACATCTTAAAGCAGTAATATTGCGACCAATGGCACCGTTATTGAAATGCCAGCAGAATGCGCGAATAATCTTCTGCGGCGCAATGTTATTTATTTCGTAACCGTCTTGGTATTGTCCATCAAAACAAATATCCTGCAGCATCGCAAAATATAGATCCTTGTCAGGGTTCTTACGGATGAACCAAGAGTAATAGCCAAAGCCATTATTCTCAACGTCTTGCTTTGTTAGTGAGATTGGTCTGATAGTAGTACTTGACTTCCCTGCACCAATCCAATGAAACCAGTCGCCAATTTGCACACTACCACTAAACGAGATCACATCTATACCTCTAAAATCTAGAGGAACCCTTTTATATTCTGATAATATTTGTAATTTATTTATTACCGATGCGCAGTCAACTCCGCTCTGAATGTAGCGACTGCACATGATCGCATCATTGAAATTAGAACCATCCATGACGCATAACCATTGACTATTAAGATTTGGATTTTCTGTTGGCGCTACAGTTTTCGGAAGGGAACCAAGCCATTGGTAATAAAGTCCATCAGTGTATTTAATGACCTGTTTTCTATTGGTAATAGTATATCCAGACGCAAAATCGCCATCAATTATTCGACTGTATTCTGATATTTCGAAATTTCCCTTTGCCCACAAGGAAAACTGATCAGGATCATACTTCAGAACATTCGGAAAATAGAACTGCTGCGCTCCATATGCATCATAAACAGCCATCGAATGACCTTGCACGGTAACGAATTTGACAATCTGTCCGTTATATACAGGATATCCGGCAGCGTTAATGATGATTGGCTGTGCAACAGGAATGTGAGAACCGTCTTCGTTCTCCACATAAACCTGAATCTGGTTTTCAGGATTTACCGGGTCAGTGTCAATTTTACCGATATAAATTTTGCCATTGGCTACGGCTTTAAAAGAACGAGCCATAGTGAAGAGTTGCGAAGGCATGCTTACCACAACATTGGCTGTAATGTCTGTCATTTAATTTGCTCCATATACAAGAAATCGCCGCAGCATGGCTACGGTGAATTTTGGGCATAAAAAACCCAGCCGAAGCTGGGTTGTTGCGTTGGTTATCTGTCAGTAGTTATGTACTGAAGGAGGTAATTCTTTGTTCTTAAGTCTTATCCATGCTGAAAGGTTTGTTGGTCCGTCTGGCTCATTGATATCAACATCTCGTGTGTGATTGATTAAAACGTCTCTTGCCATTCCGATAACATACGAGAACTCATGACCGTAGTCGTAGCATCTTCCGGAATAGTTCGATTGAATTTGTTTTAGCGCCGGATACAGTTCGCGGAATAATGCCTGTGAGCGGTTGGCATAATCCCATAACCATACAAGGCTGTTTGCTTCTTTTGCAGAAAGCTCGTTGGTTTTCTTCTCTTGTTTGCCGACGAACTCACCTTCAAGCACTACCCTGTGGATGTACTCTACTGCTTGCGGTATCTGAGATGCATCAAGCTCTTCAATGCTTTCCACATTGAAACGCTGATGAATCATTGCATAAGCTTCTGGGTACATTAGATGCTTTTTGCTGACTAGCATATTTACAGCATCACGAAGCGGAGTCCTGTCATCAACAGATGTTTTCTTACGTGCATTTTCTGCCTTTCCCTTCGTCCAGTAGTCATGCAGCACAGTAAAGCATTCTTCCTGGTACTGAATAAGTTTATCGCGGATGTCAGCACGAACTTTCTCAGGGTTAATGCTGAACAGCCATCCATTTAACTTCTTCAAAGGAAGGCAGAGTAACTTACGAAGCTTCCCATCAGCGGCAACCATATTCATATGAATACAGTTGAACTTATCTAGTTGTTTCATAAGTTTTTGTTGCTGAGTACCCCAGCTCATTCCGAGGTTTTCAACGATTGGCCTCATCGCAACATATGCAACTCCGGCAGCCATGGCGGTGATAATCTGCTGACCATTGAAAGGCACGTAAGAGGTGTTCACTGCTTCTAAAATTGCTATACTATTCATGTTGGTTTTTCTCCAAGGATTTACCGACAACCGAAGCCCTGACTGTTACCGCAGTTGGGGCTTCAACTTTTCACTTCTTTAAAGTGCCTACCTTCTACAGTTGCTCTGAGATAAAAATTCTTATCTTTACCGTTTAGTGCTTCCCAAGCATCAACAATGCACTTATTACAGATGTGGACTTCTCGATAACCAATAGCTTTCCTGTCAATATTAGTGAACATAACAGCTTCTTTATCTGTCAATGTGGATGCATGACAGAAGTCGCAATCTATATAAGATACCTTCATACCGTTATCCCCTCTCTCTTCAGGCTGTCCATCACTCGCTTGTAAATCTCAGAGTTAACAGATCGCCCGTTCTCTTCCGCCACCTTACGCACCAAATCAAATACTTCTTTAGGCCACCGCAAATTGAACTGCGGCATTTTGCTCATTCCTTTCATATTCACCTCACAATATAGGTCCACCGTGGACCTATTGAGAATATAGTAGAGTGCTTCTATCATGTCAATACACTAACTTGGGGTGATGGCATGGCTAGAGACGATCCGCACTTTAACTTCCGTATGCCTTTGGAAGTAAGAGAAAAATTGAAATTAAGAGCAGAGGCTAACGGAAGGTCAATGAACTCTGAGTTATTACAAATCGTTCAGGATGCTCTCTCAAAGCCATCATCAATTGTAGGCTATCGAGACGAAGCTGAGCGAGTCGCGGATGAGCAATCTGACGTTGTTAAGAAGATGGTCTTTGAAACGCTGAAAAATATTTATAGCAAAAGTAAGTTATAGGCTTATGACGTACAGTTAACCATATCGATATTGGCTCGCGTGATGACAAATGAAAAAAAGCAATGGACTCACATTAAAACTTGACGGAACCACCCCTGGCCAGCTGTCAATGGCTAAGTTGGTCAAGTATATGTCTGCTCTCGTAGATCTATACGGTTCTGCAGATTCTGTTCACTTCGACTGTGTAAGTGAAGGATCGGCTGACTTAAATGCATGGGTCGATAATGATATTTGTTATAACGCTGTCATAGCAAGGGCCTCTCTCTCAGCCAAAGAGAAATCACCTGCGTATCAAAAAATTGTTAATTTACTGGAACATGATGGTTTTTCAGCGAAACTACTCGGACGAAACCACTCAACCATTATCGCATTCCCGCGAGTAAAAAAGGAACCAATCCCTTTACTCATAACAAAAACGTCAGAAGTTCAAGGAAGGCTATACAGTGTTGGCGGAAAAGACAACTCAATACCTGTGCGTATTGAGGGAGCCAACGGTGAAACATTCAAGTGCGAGGCAACCCCTGATTTGGCGGCAGCTCTTGGGTCCCATCTATTCAAATATATTAGGGTTAAAGGAGATGGGTGCTGGGAAAAAAAGAACAACAAATGGGAGCTAAAGAAACTAAAAATAACTTCATTTGTATTGCTCAAAAAATCATCACTCAAGGATGCTATTAATGCTATCAAGCAAGTTCCTGGAGATCAGTGGTCCGAGGAACGCGATGTTGATTCAATCCTTAGGACTCTGAGGAAGATAAATTGCGAGTAATTTTAGATACCAATATTCTGGTATACCTACTATCAGATATAGAACACGATTATAGATTATCTGACCCTATACTTGGTTCTGAGATTCCAGATGCCAAAAGAAGAGCAGAAGCTCTTGTTGATCGAATAGATAACAAGAACGGGACAATCATCGTTCCAACTCCTGTATTGGCGGAGTTTTTAGTTGGAATCCATAAAGATTACCAACAAGAAAAACTGAATGTTATCAAATCGTTATCGTGCTTCGAAACTGTATCATTTGATGAGTTGGCTGCTATTGAATGCGCATCGATACCAACATTAAAAGAATTAAGGAAAATTAGCACAGAAGGTACAGCAAACAAAATTAAGTTTGACAGACAAATAATAGCAATTGCAAGAGCAATTAATGCTGACGAGGTATGGACTCATGATAAGGGAGTGTTTGAGCGTTGCAAAAGTCTCAATATTCCTGTGTTCACATTATCATCAATAGAACCAATTCCGGTTCAAAGTCTCATGGAGTTCTTACACGATTCAGACGATCAGAGATTACACTAAAATATAATTTTTATGCATCCGTGATAATTACATCCGTCACGGATACATAAAGCTATAGCCAAAAGTGGACAAACCTTTATCTCACTCCAAACCATCTGGTATCCTGCTCAAAACTAAGGAGGTTGGTGTGTTTGGTATATTAACGAGAAGCAAGATAAAAAAATTAAGGGCAAAACTCGCCGAAACACAAAAACTGGCTTCACATTTTTACAAAATGAAATACGACGCTGAAGAGCGTGCATTCGTTGAGTTATGCGATTTATCTATTCGTATGGGAGTAGAGCCAGATGTAGCGGCAAAAACTCAACAAGGCATTGATATACTTGCAGATGTTGTTTTAAACAGGCAATATGCGTTTTATCTAAACGAGAAGGCCATTCAGATTTACTCTCAAATCTTCCTCCTAGAAAAAAGAAGAGGAACTCACGATCGAGAAGAGTGGTTAAATGAAGTTGTTAAAAAATCTGGCTGGGAAGTTGTTTCATCAGAGCTACCTCTTATTTGTGCTGATTTAATCGAAGAGGCAAAAGAGCGTCTATCCGATGGCTAAACGAATCCATCCGTGGATTACTAATTACTCCAGCTCCATTCCGCTTAGCGATGCCACAATCCCAGCCCTCGCTAAGCGCTGAAACTCTTCGTTTCCGACGGTATCACGTATCGCTTTTACAGCAGCTTTATTTGCCATAAATCTGCGTTCCGCCGCCGCTAATGCACCATCACTTGCCCCAACATTAACTGCCTTTGTTGCCTCTTGGACAGCCTTTTCAATCGCGTAACGACTACTGCGGGATGCAGCTAACTTTTCTATCGTCCCTTTAGCTATAGATCCAGAAACAGCCCCCACAACACCGCCAACAATCCCTCCACCAGTGGTACCAACAATAGCCCCTGATGTTGAATTGCCTATTGCATTGAGAACTGTCATGACAGCTTTTGGCAGTCCTTGCTCAAGAGAGTTAATTGCCGGTATAGAGCGCCCCGTATGCTCTACATATCGCAGTGGTCTGGTTGCTGCTCTGGCAAGGTCGCTGTATGCCCTAGCAATCTTACCCATTTCTGGCGAGTGCCTGCTAATGGCAGTAATGTTCTGCGGCGTAAGGATCGACGCTATATGGAATACGCCAGCAGACTCTGATTTACCGCCACGCACCCCTTGCGATACCGCATCTTGTAATATTGATGCAATTGCTGGAGATCGCTCAGACTCTGGCAGTGCGCCAATAATCTGATGAAACTTTCCTGTCCCACTTTTTGATGAATTTTGCAAGGCTTTAATACCATCAGTGACTAACTGATCAGTTGCAAGGTTTCTAAACGCTGCTTCAGCCTGTTCTTGTGCTGTAAATCTTGCTTTTGACAGATCATTAGCTTTTTGCCATTCATCAAGAAAACCGCCATTTTGAGCCATTATGCGCATATCTTCCGTTGCTGCATCACGAAGCTCCGCCATGCGCCTTGCCGTATTTGCCTCACCAGACCTTATATACTTCTGCTCAGCGTCAGCAAGTTTACTTCGCCATGCCTTCATGGCATCAAACGTGATTCCTTTTTTACCAGTTTTAGCATAAGCAGATGCAAATTGTTTCATCTCAGGAGTTAGCGGCATACCAGCCCAAATATCACCCTGAATTGTAGCGTTCAGGTTTGACATTCTGGCCTTTGCGTCAGGCATCGTGGAGCGGACGCTATCCCATGCTGCCTTTTCTGAGTTCTTCATTTTATCAATACTTGCTAAAACCCTTTGTTTTATGGCTGCACTTTTTTCTGATGCAGATCCAGCCTCAGCACCAAGTTCATCAAGTGCTGAGTGGAATTTCGACTGTATTTCACTAAACGCCCTAGTATGTGCATCCTGAACAATTCCTGGTTCGGATGCCAATATCCCTTCGGCTTGTGCAATTCCACGACTTCCAGATCGCATTCCTGGTGTTAATGCGTTTATATCAATTCCAGCAGACTCAGCCGCTTTTGCTACATCTTCGGACACATTAGCGGCCTGACTGGCAATTGACTGACGCCCAGCACCTGACTTTGCCATCCTGGAAACATCATTAGCAGAATTCAGTGCTGCACCACCAAGAGCCTGTGAAACCCTTGGCGCAATAACGCGCCCGACACCTGAAAGAACGCCTTGAGCACCAATATTGATACCACCGTTAATGGCAGCATTTTGTGCAAAATCGCCCTCCTGATTTGCAGCATCAGCAAGAGAACCTGCAATCATGTTTCCTGCGGAACCGATATCTCCAGCGAGCTTTGCTGGCGCTCCAGCAGCTTTTGCCGCTGTGCCAATTGGCAGGAGATACCCACCAATTGTTTCACCGGCTTGCGCGTAAGGGTCTGTCGGTCGATCGACTGGACGATAGACATCATCCAATACTTTTGGCCCACCAAGCCCCTGACTGATTGCATTAATCAGACTTGCGCCACCCTGCAATACGTCAAATGGTATGTTTACCAGACCACGACCAGCCTGTTCTGCAATTTGCCCTGCACTTTGACCACCAGTGAGCCAATCGCCAGCTTGTTGCATCAATGATGGTTCTTCACGCGCTGGTTCATTATTGGCCTGATTAACTGTTTGTTGCTGAACAGCCTGACCAGCAAAATACTCATCAATGGCGGTGCCAATATCTTCCGTGCTCGTACCATCATGGAAGGTAAATGTCTTTCCGTTTGCAGTTACTTTCATCATTCCACCGTAAATTGAATGCCTGATTTTGAGGTATATGATCCGGATTGACTCTGCTGCTGTTGGGTATTTGTCGGTTGTTGGTTATTGCTCTGTTGTTGCGCAGGCTGCTGAATATCTTCATACAGCTTGGCTTTTCTGGATTGCAATTGCTTAGTTAGTCCGCTGGGGAGAGAATCTCCATAAGTTGAAAGATAATCATCCATTTGCTGGTTAAACTTTTCGCCTTCAGTATTTGCCATCAGTTTTGAGGTGTTGATTAAGTCTTGGACTTGCTCATTATTCAGCATCTTGCCGTTAGATAATTGGCTAACATAGTTACCAAGTGTGCCAAATATTCCATCAGTGCGTTTTACCTGCACTTGCTCACCTTCGCGTACCACAGATTGCGGATCCAGCGATTTCATATAGTTGAAAATCATTCCCAACTGCGCGGCTGGAGTGTTGCGCTTCCCAAGGGCTTGTAGGTTGTCAGAAGCACTGCGCATTGCAGAATAATTCTTTGAGAACCCATTAATATCACTATTCAGATCTCGAACAAGTTTTGGGTCAATCTTTCCGCTTTCCTGTTGTTTCATCCCTAATTCCTGCAACTTCAGGGCTACGTTATCATTATGCATTTGTGCCCGCTGAGCCCTGTCTAGTTGAGCGTTTTGGATATTTGCCCATCCTCTCGCGTTCTCCATGTCAGCCTGACGGATGCTTTCATCCAATCGCCCTTTCTCAAGTTGGCGACCAACCATCTTATCCTGATAATCCAGCATTTTATCCGGACCAACAGCCCCTAGCGTCATAGTAGTCAGCATGTGTGATAGCTGCTCTGGATTCTGAATACCTGTCTGAATCATCCAGTCAGCATTAGCGCCAACGCGATTTAACCTGTCCTTGTTGTCAGTAATGAATTTACTGTAGGCTTCCGGTCCCTGAGAAAGAGCGACGTTAGCCCTCATGGCTAAATCGCCCATATCGTTGCGTTGCTGCTCATTAAGACCGGAAAACGCCTGTTGTGCCTGCGCAACAAACGCTGGATTTTCCTGGGCAAACTTAAATAGTCCAGATGGATCACCAGAAGCCCATGCATCAGCGTGAACCTTATTGAACGCACTAATAGCTTTCTGTTGCTGTTCCTGATTGTAAATATCAGCAACTCCAGCCAGACCACGTAACGCGGTCAGGCCAACGTTATTTACACCTGAGCGAGCCAGTTCATTGTTTTCGCGGATCAGACCAAGCGTTGCGTTAATGTCGCTTGCCTTTGGCGCATTCTCATTTTGCGTACCGATGCCAGCCAGAAAACCACCAGAATTAATACCCTGTTGCCACGTAGCCAAGAGACACCTCCATTAAAAAAGTGAACCAAGTAGACCGACGCCAGCACCAATTGCTGTACCCCAACCAGGCATGATTGCAGTACCTGCAGCTGCACCTGCTGCCGCTCCACCCAGGGCACTCTGAAATCCTGATGGTTTATTCGCATTAGCCGCAGATGCTGCCGCCTGCTGTTGGTACAACTGGCTGACGTTGTTAGCGTAGTTCTGTCCGGCATTTGCCTGACCTGTAAGTGCACCAAGGCCGATATTTGCCAGATTGTTGTAGTTGTTCATCTGACCTGACAGCCAGTTTTGACCGAGTGTAGGTGCGATTGCTGCTAACTGGTTTCCTGTTGCTGTAGAGCCTAATCCACCCGTTGCCTCTGCTGCTGCCAGACTCTGGTAACGCGCCTGCCCTGCAAGGTCTTTATACTGCTGAGAGTTGTAATACTGGTTAAGTGCCTGACCTTGCCCCTGAAGAGAGGAAAGATTCTGCAACTGTGATACGTACTGCTGAGCGAGTGGCGTGAACGGTGCAAGGTTTTGCATGTTCGTCTGCCACATTTCACGCTGCAGTTCGATGCCCTTTTCAGTTGCGCGTGCCTGCTCTTTTGCTCCGCTATCACCGCCACCTTTGCAGTACACAGCTTTGCTGAGGTGCTTATTGGCAATCTGGAAAATTAACATTCTTTAGCTCCTCGTATTTTGAGCGCGGTAACTGATAAATCGTGATGCCTACAGGCTTTCCATTGCTGGTATAAGCATCATCAAGGTGACCAACACGGGTAGCGCCAAGCAAACGGATAATTGCCCGTCCGTATTTCGTTGAGTCAGGAACCATAGTGATGCTGTTAAGGAATGGTGAGTTTTCGAGAAGCCATTTGCAGAATAATCGATGCCCTTGCAGTGCATATTCGCCACGGAATCCGGGGTCATACACCGCATGGCATTCCACAACGCTATGCCAGAAGTTACGCACTTCATGAACGCCAGCCAGCACTAATCCTTCGTAGATGCCGAGGTATACCGCATCAGGCTTGATGTAGTATTTATCTCCACTGTCTACAATATTTCCCGTGTTTTCTGGATTGTTGAGGAATTCTGCAAGCTTCACCGGATTATCGATGAGCTTTATTTCCATCACTGCTCCGCAATGATTTTGATGGTTGTGGCAGTAAACGCCGCACCATTCGACTGAATGGTTAACGTGCTGCCATTTGTGGCAAGAAAGCCGTCTTTATCCACGCTGAAGAACGTAGCTAACAGGATGTTATCGGTCGTTGTCGCCGAGTTGCGACTGCTTACCAGTGTGTCAGGAACAGAGCCGGAAAAGGTTAGCTGCATTGACCTGTTGGCGGTTCCGCTGGGCCACGTCCCGACGATCGACAGCTTGAAGAACAAGGTTTTGTTCTCGTTGAACACAACCATCTTGTTGTTAACGGTATCGAAGAATGGTGCCAACGTGCCGGATGACGGCGTGAGCGTTTTCAGCAGGCTAACAAGGTTGGTCGGCGCTGTCGGGATGGTGACAGATACGCCAGAGTAAACAACCTCTGACTTCTTGCGCGTAGTGGCATACTCAAGAGCATCGATGCGCGTTTCATGGTCTGAAAGCGTGTTTTGAATGGCGACAACTTCATCCGTCAGATAATCAATATCGTTTTCTGCTGTCGTTAATCGTGAATCAAGGCCGACTATCGCCGCTTCTGCGTTAGTGATCCTTGTTTCGTGGTCCTGTATCTTCGCTTCAGCCGATGCTAGTCGAATTTCGTGATCGACCAGAATCACATCCTGCTCATCGTTCCTGACTTGTGCATCATAAGCGCCCTGTCCGGCCTCGTTGGCCTTGTTCGCCACGTTACCAACATCAGTACCCTGTGCGATAACGTAAAGCAGATACGACTGCGAGAAGATATTGCGTGGAAGTACTGATGTGTCGAGTCGTGTAGCCTGAATGATTGCCGGCACATTGAGATTAGAATCCGCCATTACTCAATCCTTATCTGAGCACCAGACAGAGTGACAGGTGACTTCGTGATAACGCGCAATTTGAAGCCAATGTTTTTCCTGATGCGCCCTACTTTCTTCCACAAAACGCGTTTGTCGTAAACGAACGGTTCATTCTGCTCAATCATCTGCTCACGCCCGTAATTGATGCCGTCAGTGGTTGCAGAGAGAAAAAGGCGGTCAGCATACTGCGCAACGCCAGTTGACGATTCAACCTCAAGGTCGAACACTCTGGCGTTATCCGCTTTGAACAGTGGAGTAAACAGCAGGTGTTCCTGTTGCTTGTCGTACTGGCTGCTGATGTCGAATTGCAATTTCCCGGTCACGGACTCCAGCTTATCGCCGCACGTTATCTGATTGCCTTCGTAAATGAAGTCGATAGCGCGGTACACATCGTCATACAGGCCTGTTTTCAACACACACCATTGCGGACCATTGGCGCTTGAAGATGCGTCGTAAACAAGAACATGGCGCGGCAGGTGAATAATCAGCAACTCATGAGCATCAAACCGCAACGATTCCATCACGCCATCAGCCAGTTCATCAGCAGTGTAGGAGCGGAGGATTTTCTCAATGCTCGCGCTGGCGATTGGTGACACCTGACCGGAGCCGATGATATACACAGACGGCGCACCTGTTGCCGGATTGCTGATAAACGCATAGGAATCAGCAAACGGCGTTTTGCAGTAAGTTCCGGCAATACCTTTCTGCACCATCAGCGATGGCTGTGCGACATACAAAGCAGCACCAACGGTGGTTGCACCAGTCAGGGAGAAATATTCAATCGTCGATGAACCAAAGCAGACGATGAAGTCTCGCCATGTGCCGATACCGATGATGCCGTCCGGCTGCGACTCGGCACGATATTGTGCGCTGTAGCGGTCAGGGTGCGATTCATCTTCAAGGTCAGTGATAAACCATGAATCAGTACCGTCTTTTGACCACGCATAACGCCCACGTAAGCGTGTAATGTCGCGAACTGAACCTAACTCGTACTGTGTGAATCCGCTGTCTGTAGGCCAGTTTGAGACGGTTTTAACCGTGCCATCATAGCGATACTCGACCAGTTGACCATTAACGCCTACAGCCTGAGATGTCCGTCCATGCGCCATTGATACGCGACCACTTCCGGCAACATCACCGACCTCGCTTTCACCCTTATACAGCTTGCCGCCACACACGCGATATACAGCATTCTGCGCCATGTTGTACTCGACTCCGCGCGATACACCGTTCACATCAGAACGTTTGGCAATGCCCGGGAATGAGCGAAGATATCCGCTGCTGTTCAGGATTTCTTTGGGTGTAGCCAACATATTCACTGGCATATAGTCGATATAGTCGGCGTTTCGAAAGTCTTTGCCGACACCTTTCATAAGCGGAAGTTGCTGAATCGGCATTTATTCACCTCACGTACTCGGTTCATCTTTCTCGATGTAAAACCGATTCCACGTAAACGCGCTTTTGTTACCACTACCGCGAGGCATGTCATTTCGCCGCTCAAGTGGTGGTATTTTGGTTAAAGCGATGCAGATTGTCTGATATGCACTGTCAGCAGCGGTAAGGAGAGCGTCTGACGGCTGAATGACGTTATCCATGCACACTTGCACAGCGAGCTTCAAAGCGACGCCATCATTTGCCCATGCAGGGATGCCTGAATCATCGTCAGGTAACGGCATGATGCCGTTTTCTGTATCAGCAAACTGATACCCAAGCTCGATACCTTTAGCCCGCCATGCTGCCATCATGTCTTCGAGGTCATTAATGGCATCTTCAATTGCCTGAGGGTCAGCATCTGTCAACGTGGCATTGGAATACAGCCCGGCTTTTCGTAAAGCCTTTAGAGCGAGATCACCCTTCGTTTTCGCCATCTTCTTCCGCCTTAGCCACTTTTTGCTTCGTTGCGGTTTCTTCAGGAGTTTTCACCCAACCTTTTTTCAGGTGAGATTTAACTTCTTCGTCATCAACAATGATGTAATCCAGCGAGTGGGGCCCGCAGGTGATCATCGAGCCCGGCTTATAAAGCATGATTTGAGACATTTCGATCTCCAAAAAAAGAGGGGCCGAAGCCCCTTGGATTACTGGTTAGCCAGTACCAGGCCGGTGAATTCCGGGACCAGTACGCTTGCGCCAGCCAGCGTGGTGAAGCGAGTCCACGTTTTGCCAGATTTAGCGTCGAACTGGTAAGCCATGATGATGGTCGCACCCTGCTCGGTCGTTGCGGTCATAACCTGCGGACCCTGGCCGGTAGGGAATGCCAACTTGCCATACATCAGCTCAACAGAACCCTCAGCGAAGAAGATGTTGGAAGCCGCAGCCTTCGTGTTGAGGATGGTGATCGCCGCGTTTTCCGCCGGATTGGCGGTAACGTTCTGGTAAGGAATAGACGCCTTATCCTCGTTGTCTGGTGGCAGAATTTTCGGGCTGATGGTAACGGTAGTGCCATTTACTGCCAGGACGCGGAATACCTGCGGCTTACCTGTATCCACCTTCTTGATCATGTGGACACTGTTAACGCCTGCGATAGTGAATGCATCGCCGACAGCCAGTACGCCAGCAACGGATACGGTGATGTCACCCTGGCGGTTATCGGTAGGCGCGCCGTTGGAATCCATCGCGGTAACTTTGTGTTTTACTGCGCCGCCGAGAGTTACAGTGGTAGCTGAACCAGCCTTCATTGCGCCAGCATAATCAACGCGGAAACTGTCGAAGGATGCCACCGGTGGAATCTGAGCTTTCTCATAGGCTGTCAGAGTTGCACCGACCGCATATGCGCGAGAGCCAAGCTCCTTAGCCAGGTCTTTGTAGTTGAACGGGTTGTAGAACGCCTTGCGCTGACCACCCTGAGGCACACCAATGGACAGCATCATTGCATCAACTTCAGCCGATGCGTTCCAGAGTTCTTCGCCGAGAGTGTTACCGGTGGACGCCGATTTAATGGTGACCACGTTGGTGGAGCGAGAGACCACCTCATCGACGATCATGTTATCAACCCACGCCGCCAACTGGCGACCCGCCGCCTTGCCAGCCTGCTCTTTGTGCCACGAATCGCGCATTTCTTTTGCGTCCAGTTCGTAGATGACGTTCTCTGGCTCGCGGAAGCGAGCAGGCACCTGACGCTGAACGAGTGAGTTTGCAGTGGCCGAAGTCAGATCAAGTCCGCTCACGGTTTTCAGGTGGTAGCCCTGAGGACGATAAACAACGTCGCCAGCGCGCTGCATTTCAGTGTCGCCCGGTCGGAACTTACTGCACTCGCGGGAAACGACATTAGACGCCTCAAAACTATCAATGACGTTCTCAAAGAGGATTTCGAGGTCTTTGGTTAACTGGTTAGACATAGGTGTTTAGCTCCGATGGATTATTTTTTAGCTTTGTTCTTCGCCGCCCGGTATTCGGTGTAATCACCGGTTTCGCGCGCTTTTTCGAGAAGTTTGTCGAGGTTATTGATTACTGCGCCGTTGCTCCCCTTAACTGTCGGGGTTGTGGCTGCCGTGGTTTTTGCTTTTGGCATGATTCTGGCCTTCGATTCGATACGTTCCAGCAGACGACCAATTGCTACGGGGTTGGTAGCTTCTGCCAGTTGCTTGCGCAGTTCAGCGTTGCGACCGAGTGCCAGAACAACGATTTCCGGCTTCTCTGACTCAAACAAGATCGCGTTTTGTGTCTCGATGGGGATTTCCTCGAGTACGGCCTGCTCAGCTTCCTGATAGCCAGGAACTTTGAGAGCCTTAACACGTTGCTGATATTTGGATAATCGCTCTTGATAGGCAGCCTGAAGCTCCTGCTCCTTCTGCTTGCGAGCCATCTCCTGTTGCTGGTACTTGCCGTTATCCTCTGCCCACTTAGCCATGCGTTGCTGGTAGATTTCTTCATCGAAACCGATGTCCTCATCATCCAGTTTTGGCATTCGCGGTGGTTGAGTGATTACCGGCTGCTGCTCGACGGGTTTCTGATACTGACGCATCAGCTCTTTCAGCTCACGGTCTTTCTCTTTAATCGTCTTGCGCAGGTGTTTTACCAGTCCATGCTCTGCGCCATCTTCGCTGGTTGGCGAATCCAGCTTTTCGTCACCAAAGTAGAATTCCTGTTCTGATTCGTCGTCATCAGTTTCAGTAGCTTCCTCTACATCATTGCCGGATGACTCACTGCCATCTTCTGTTTCGACTTCTTCAGCCAGTTCGACATCATCAGGAATCTGCTCTGACGCGTCGGTTTCGATTTCAACTTCTGGTGTGTTTTCTGCCATCTGGTCCATTTGTTACCCCTGTTTACTCGATGTTCAGCCCATCGGAAGGCAATAGGGTGCCAGGCCTCATAAAGACAGCCATTGCACGTTATGGGTTAATTACTGCTGTGGTTGTTGCTGAGTTGATTTTTGCAGGATGCTGCTGATGTCCATGCGCTGCGCATGGCCCTGTGCCTGACTTTTCAGGACAAGCTCTGCATCAGCACGGGCATTGTCTCCTTGCTGTTGCTGGAACTGTCCGAGCAGTTTCAGAGCCTCGCGGATATCAGATTTCTGCTGGCTATCAGCAGATGCGAGGATTTTCACAACGTTTGCCGCTGCAACCTGAGCATCAGTCTGTGCCTGGAATGCTTTAACCTGAATGGCTGCCTGCTCGTTCTGCGCTTTCTGCAATTCAGCCTGACCAGCAAGAAGCTGACCTTGCGCAGCAACCATAGCCGGATCTGGCTGACTGGCCTGTTGTTGTTTCGCCTGCTCAACCATCTGCTGTTCTTCTGGCGTTCTCGGCTTGATAACTCCAGACAGAAGCAACTGATTGCGGTTGTATTCTTTAAGGTCGTCCATCCCTTCGCCGTCCATATTGTCGAGGATCATCGACGATACAAGGTCGTGTTTCGGCGTTCCTGGCGGGATAAGTGCCAGCATGGAAAGTAATGACTTAACCGTTGCGTCACGGCGAGTAGCGAACGACTGACCGACATCGACAGTCACTTCATAGTTACCCTGAGAAAGGTCGTTAAGCGCGATAACCTGCCCTGTCTGACGGTCAACCACTTCACCAGTCATCAGCGCCACGTCATCGCTGCCGTCCTCATTAACGATACGCATCGGCGTATCACTACCATAGACCTCACGTGCCATAGAAAGCCACACGACGCCAGCGCGACGCATGGATTTAGCCATGTTGTCCATGTAGATATAGGACTGCGTATCCATCCGGTTAAAAATGCTATCAACGGTATCGGTGGCGACGTTGCTCGGCATGTTCTCAAGCTGCGACGCACCTGTAATTTGCTGAATAGCCGTTCCGGTGTACTGCAATAGCCCGGCAAGAGCTGGCGGCATTTGTGTCGGAGGTGTCCAGCCAGCAACCTGAGCTTCTGAAATGACTGTTCCGTTTTTGTCCTTCTTGCTGGTCATAGGAAGAACTGCAGGTCTTTTCTTATTCCTCTCTGCCCAGTGATTCATTAATGGGCCGGGAATGAAATCAACATCCACGATAGGAATGCCATCACCGCCAGCCTGAGTAGCGTTATCTGCAATCATGGAAACCATCAGGTTCTCAAGACGCTGTGCATCCATCGCTTTTGCTGCGTGGCCTTCGATTCGCTCCTGATTATCAACAAATGAGCGACGCCCATATACCGGGATGAGAGGAATATGTTCGCCAGGAATACGCTTCGGTTCTTCCAGCCATTCAGCGCCAGAAAGAAGACCGCAATAAACTCGGCGTTTCTTCACTGTCCGCTCGCCAATCAGTTCGAATGCGCCATCGGTCAGCTCGTCGGCAATATCTTTGATTTGCTCTTCATCATAGATTGCCGTTTCTCCGCTAACAGGGTTGCGCCACGCCGTGAGCTTCACCTTCTCTATGCGAACTTCGTAGTAGCGTCCAACATAGATGGCATCGGGCGTTGACCAGTCATATTGAGTGCCAGTGTCATCACGAGAAAGGCTTGCCGCGGTGGAATCAGGGTATTCAGCCTCGAACGCTTTGGGCGTCATGGAGAACATTTCCATAGCCCACATAGCATCAGAGCGGTCATATTGCTTGCTGTCCTGATCGAAGAAGACGCATGTCGCCGGGTCGTAAACAGGAAGAAGGCTGATGCGTCGCTGCTCGTTACTTGGGTCCATTTCATCTTCGTAATCGGCACACATGCGGAAACAACCAAATCCGCCTGTTACAGCATCATCAAATGCGTTATCACACGCTTCGCCACCGGATGTTTCCTGATAGTCAGCGCGGAATTTGCCGTTCATCTTTTCGGCTAACGCTTCCGATGCCTTATCGTCCTTCGGCCTGAATTTAACGCTGATGCGATTCTGTCGATACTCGCCAATGATGCGATCACATTCACGGGCAATCTTATTCAGTTCAAAGCGCGGGTAATGCTCAAACCTGCCCTCATCAAATGAGTAACCAGCGTTTGTACTGCCTTCCCACTGTGCGCCGGACACCCGGACGAAACGTTGAGCCTCAATAATCTGCTCACGCATATCCTGCGTTGCTGACCAGGCATTATCAAAGTTACACAGCACCTTGCGATGCCAGTCAGTCATCTTTTTTCTGCCATATCAACCTACACCACAAGGAATTGAGTAACTGGAATAGTCGGGTTGCGCAGCCGACTCCGGGCAATGCATACACATCATCAGCGCATCAGCCAGGTTAGGAGATGGAATACCGAGCTTCTGCTTCATTTCGACCTTAGTCATAAGCTCCAGCTTCCCGTTGTTATTGAATTTGCGCTGAATCTGCGTCAGTTCTGCAAACAGCTTCTCCAGCATCTTCTCGCCTATTGCTTCTTTGTCGAAACTCAGCATGTCGTCGGGGTCTGCATACTCACCGTGGACAACCGCCCGATATGTCAGATAAAGCCTGTCAGCCAGCGCGTAATAGAATTGCGCTCGCTTATTGCGGAACACATCACCAATAGTGCGAACGTTGTCGCCCTGTACGACTTCATCAGCCCATGCTCCGGCCTGATACGGTGCATCTTCATCGAATGGCGATTCGCTGCCCTTGAACATCGTGGCGGTGATTTTCTTGCCGGAGAACGCTTCCGTTGTCTGTCTGCGTAGCCCGGCACCAACACCATCACCATCCCACAGGTAATGGTCAGCGCCGTCTTCAATCGCCAGCGAAGTAGCCCAGTCAGCGCCCTCGTTGATGTCCATCAGCAGACCTTCGGCAATACGCTTAACTACCGAACCGTGACGCGATGCATAACCTTTGGCATCCGGCCCTGTATCTGATGGGTCATGCGCAGAGACAACAGCGCCTTTCGCTTTCCATCCGAGTTTCTTGTGCGCATCGGTTGCGGCTTCAAGCCATTCACGTTTGATGATTGCCATATCACTTGCGCTTACCGGCTCACCAAGCCAGATGTGACGATACAGTGTCGGGTTTCTGCGTTTACACTCTTCCATCTCCAGACGGAGAACTTCAGGAAAGTGCGGGTTGTCGGTGTAGTTCACCGTCAGCAGACAAATATCATCGGGAGGGTTTACTACGAATCGCTGATAGGTATCGTCGAGGATGTTTTTCGGGTTGAAGCTCACCCATATTTCGGAAAATGGCTTGCGGATGGTTGGTATCAGGATATCCCATGATTCCTTCGTTACCGCTTCCGCTTCCTCCACCCAGCAGATATCAATGCCTTCGAGCGATTTAATCTTCGTCGGGTTGTTTTTGATGCCGTAGAACATGAACTCAGCATTCGTTCCGAGATGACGAATCATGGAACGCTGAATTTCAAACTCAGCCGAATACCATTCCCGCTCGATAGTGTCTTCAAGCAACCGGATTACCGAATCACTGATACTGTTTTGCAGTTCACGAGCGCAGAGAATACGCACTGGCTGCCGACGCGCCGCTTCAACAAGCAGCCTCGCAATTGCCCATGACTTACCGCTACCTCGACCGCCTTTGGCGACTTTGTAGCGATGCGCCTCAATGAACGGTTCAAAGATAGGATTAATCGAGGTCATTTTCCGAATAGAGTGCTCATCGGTGATGTTTCAATCTGAATTGCGCCGCCGTCTTTGCCTGTTAGTTCGTGAGAAGCTTGTTCTTTAAACGCCTGAACAGAAACATGCTTACCAAGAAGTTCGAGGTTTTTAACCTTATCAGGCCATTTGATTTTCTTCAGAAGTGCGGCGCTATCTGCGGATACCATCTCCACGACATCCATTCCTGATAGCGTTGTGCGCCATACCTTAGGCCAGTCTTTAATTGGCTTTAACTCGCCGTTTTGCAGGAGAATGTCGAGCACATCCATCTGGTCGATTTCAATAAGGCGATTAAGTACATATTCTGCATTAATACCAACAAGATCATTGCGTTGCGCTTTCAGTTCGGAGATTCTTAACTTGATATCAGGTTTTGACAGGTTTTCGGATGCGGTACGGTTAGCTGTCTTTGCGCTGTACCCCGCCCGAATAGCCGCTTGCGTGGCATTTAAATCGATGAGGTACTCGCGACAGAACATTTCTTGTTTGTCGGTGAGTGCCATTTTTTACTTCCCATAAGGAGATTGTTATGAACGATGACTTTAAAACAGGTGACATTGTTAAACTGAAATCAGGCGGACCTGACATGACTATCAGGTCATTTTCATCTACCCACGGTAACTCTTTTCTTTGTCAATGGTTTGCTGGCAAGAAGCTTGAGCAAGGATATTTCAAACCGGAATCTCTTGAGCGCGTTACCCCAAAGCCATAGTCCCAAACACACCAACCTTAACTCTTGATGATATTTCATCATGGATGATGTCCGTTTTATCAACAGAGGGTTGCCTTTATCAGCAGGATGTTGTGGATTATCTCGTTAAACAACATAACGAGCAGCACCTCAAAGAAAATGCGGATGGCAACCAAGCGCTATCAACAAAAGTGATTAATAAATTCAGGGTTGATAGCGGTGAAAGTGTTGTTTGGGTTAAGCCAGATAAGTACTGGCGTTTCCGTGTGCCTGAAGACGAAAACGGTCGTGAAGCTCGCGGTTAAACTAATCAACGATAAAAGGCAGCATGTTGAGTGCTGCCATATTCATCTCACTTATTTGTTATTTCAGGTTGAGCATCATGCTCCGGTAGTGAACAGGTCTAACGCTTCCTTCGATTTACGCACCGCTTCGATAGTTCGGGTCGTGATATCTGAATTAGCGCCACCTGACTGGAAGTGAATTTTGAATAGCTCAAGCTTCAGCTCGTCAGTGCCAATGAATTGAAATGCTTCTTCTGCGGCTGCGTTCTGGTTCATGACCAGTTTGTAAATCTCTAACTGGAATTTCTGTTCTTCAGTCATGGGAATAATCTCTGCCATTGTTGGCTCCGTTTATCCGTTAAAAGGGATATCAGTTAAGTTATCCCGTGTAGGGTATAAGCCATTGCCGAGACCACTCATTGAATGGCCTCTGCAATAACCGATGTCTTTCCATCAGTCCGCCACCACAAAGAATCTTTTTTGCCATAAGGCAGGAGGTTCATCTTTCAGTGGCTGCCAGTGTTATTTCCCCCACTTACTGGCTTGGGTTGTTTCGTGGTACTGCCGTTAACTGGTGGCCCAGAATAAATTCCGGTTTCATTATCAAGCCCACCCGTAAATGGGCTTTGTAATGGCTACTTCACTTTTGCTTTTGCTTTTGCTTTTGCTTCCGCTCGCTTACGCCGGCGCTCTTCTTTCCTCTCGGCTTTTGCCATGTCCATGAATGCCTGCATGATCGAGTTCCGCATCATGTAGCTAACAAAGTGATGATTGACACAGCCGTTGAGGCGCAGCTGCTCGCCAAACTCATCCACCGAGGCCAATGCTTCCATCATGCCCTTCTCGCCTTTCATGAACTCTGAGAAGTCGCGCCCCGCTCTGGAGGCGCATTCAATGACACGATCACTCATCCCGGAAGCCCGGGGATCGTAATCTGCAGCTGGTTAGCCAGGGAGTTAATCTCAGCGACCAACACTGGCTTCGTATAGCGCCATGCTGCCAGCCCTTGTCCGCAGAAGCTCGCCATGTCTTTCTTCTGGTCAAACTCATGACATTTCATGTTGAGCTGCGCACTTAAGCTGTTGCGATGCTGAAGTTCTCCGGTGAAGTAGTCATCGAGGACTTTATAGGCCGCGTACTTGAACCCGGGGTTTAACCAAGCCGCATAATCGTAAGCAACAAACTTCCCGCCATATGTTCCACCGTGTACACCGCGCTCAGTAAAAACCACAGATTCGTGGTTTTTCTCCAGCTCGGCTAAGAACTCTTTGGTCTGCTTGTTTCGCAGGTAGTGGTAAGGCGATTCAGATTCACTTTTACCACTGGCTTTCCACATATCAGTGAGGCAGATCATGCCATCTTCACCGATACGAATTGGTTGATTGAAGAGGGTTAATGATTTCATAGCGTGTACCTACTCTTTGAAATGAACCTTTGCCGCACAGGAAACCAGCCCACCGAGGCTCGCCAGCACTAACTGGTATCCTCAAAGGCCCATTCCAAAGGGGCAGGTTCGGTGTAAAAACATGCGTTGCGGTACGCATTTATTGCAAAAAGCCCCGCATCGCGAGGCTCATTAAATGGACTTTGTGATTTGCAAAAAATTATTTCAGGCATTGCGTCCTGATGTATTCCTGCAGGTAGTTAACCTGCGCGGTTATCTTGTCGATTCCACTTCGGAGACGGTAATAATTGAGTTCAGCATCTGCTGTAAGTCCTGGGCTTTCTCCATCGCCCATGCCGCTGGCTCCGGTCGTTGACTTTGCACAGGTGGCGGCGACTTGCAGGCGCTTACGACCAGCAGAAACATCAGCACGGAGGCTTTCGATAGTCGCGTTAGCATCAGCAAGCTCCTTTGTGTATCTGGCGTCGAGTTCTGCTACATCACGTTGACGCTTCTGCATGTCAGCAATTGTGGATGCGGCCTTATCGCGCTGCTCTTTGTAGGCGATGGCGTTATCACGGTAGTGATTAACAGCCCATGACAGGCAAACGATGATGCAGATAACCAGAGCGGAGATAATCGCGGTTACTCTGCTCATACCTCAATCTCTCTGACCGTTCCGCCAGCTTCTTTGAATTTTGCAATCAGACTGTCAGCCTTATGCTCGAACTGACCATAACCAGCGCCCGGCAGTGAAGCCCATATATTGCTGCAACGGTCGATAGCCTGACGGATATCACCGCGATCAATCATCGGCAAAGCGCCACGCTCCTTAATCTGCTGCAATGCAACAGCGTCCTGGCTTTTCGGAGAGAAGTCTTTCAGGCCAAGCTGCTTACGATAGGCATCCCACCAACGGGAAAGAAGCTGGTAACGTCCGGCTGCTGTTGATTTGAGTTTTTGGTTTAGCGTGACAAGTTTGCGAGGGTGATCGGAGTAATCAGTGAATAACTCTCCGCCAACAATGACGTCATAACCATGATTTCTGGTTTTCTGTCGTCCGTTATCAGTTCCCTCTGACCACGCCAGCATATCGAGGAACGCCTTACGTTGATTATTGATTTCCACCATCTTCTACTCCGGCTTTTTTAGCAGCGAAGCGTTTGATAAGCGAACCAATCGAGTCAGTACCGATGTAGCCGATGAACACGCTCGTTATATAAGCGAGATTGCTACTTAGTCCGGCGAAGTCGAGAAGGTCACGAATGAACCAGGCGATAATGGCGCACATCGTTGCGTCGATTACTGTTTTTGTAAACGCACCGCCATTATATCTGCCGCGAAGGTACGCCATTGCAAACGCAAGGATTGCCCCGATGCCTTGTTCCTTTGCCGCGAGAATGGCGGCTAACAGGTCATGTTTTTCTGGCATCTTCATGTCTTACCCCCAATAAGGGGATTTGCTCTATTTAATTAGGAATAAGGTCGATTACTGATAGAACAAATCCAGGCTACTGTGTTTAGTAATCAGATTTGTTCGTGACCGATATGCACGGGCAAAACGGCATGAGGTTGTTAGCGCAACCTCCTGCCACCCGCTTTCACGAAGGTCATGTGTAGAAGGCCGCAGCATAACTATCACTGATGAATTCAGGATAGCCAGTGGCTACGGCTCAGTTATGGTGCTGGTTAACGGACTTGAACCGCTACCAATTCGCTTACAAGGCGACTGCTCTACCATTGGAGCTAAACCAGCATATTTGGCGGGACAGCGTGGACTCGAACCACGATAAGAAGGTTAACAGCCTTCCGTAATGACCTTTATACGACTGACCCAAATAAAAAAGCCACCGTTGCAACTTAAGAGTCACTAACGGCAGCTTACCCTCTAATTATGGCTAAATGGCTAATTGCATGTCAAGGCTTTTAACAGCAACATGCTTAACTTTCTCAACACGTTTACGCATTTTAAAAGCATTTTGCATTGGTTGGTACAAAACAAATAATGACGCTTTCAGGATATCGTCAATTTCGTTTCTACAGGTTGCCAGTGAAGGTTTTCTCCATCCCTCGCCACCGCGTCCACACATCTTGCGTGGCTTTGCAGTCGCGTGATAGTAGGATGCAATTGCTCTCTTAGATGAACCATGAGCGTAGTAGCTGAGGAGGATGCCAAAGGCTTTCTTGTCAATGTACATGACGGAATCGACGACCTGAGAAATCAACATTCCATCATCATCATTGCACATTGGCCTTGTCATAACTCTTCCCGGCTCTACGCTCTCCATGAACTTCGCTATTACGCTGCTCATGCGCTTTTCAAGACGACCTGAATAAACCCATGCGCCCCACAGTTCAAGCCAGCCATTCAGCCACTCGTGCTGTTCTTTGGTGAGGTTTAGCTCTCTTATGCTCATCGTCTTCCCTTTTTGCCTGGCGTGACCATCAGGACGCCGTTAACTATTACGTGACGCTCGCCTTTGCTGTCTCGGTTGTACTTGAGCACTGTTCCTCTTGCGCAGGAAAGCATCCTTGCCACTTCGGTCTGATTGCCTCGTGTCTGGATAAGAAGCTCTGGTATCGTTTGAATTGTGGCGTTCATACGTTCTCCAGTTCGGTGATTTTTATTCCAAGCCTTCCGCCTGGTACTTTCACACCACGAATTACGCGAATGTCATCGAATTGCTCGTCGTCTTCCGCAAATCCGGCGTGGATAAGGGAGTCGAGTAAACCTTTCAGGATGTTGTCGAGGTCGCGGCGGCGGGAGTCTGGAACGTCTGCGATGACTTTGATACGGAGTCGTGATTTGGTGAAAATGTCTAACTTGAGTTGGCGGATGATTTGCTGAACGTCTTTTCGGTATTTCTGGCCTTTATCGCTGATGTAGTATTGGCTTCCCCGTCTTCGCCAGTAGGAATTCACCGATGGCGGGTATGGAAGCACAAACTGATATTCGTTCATGGTTTAATCTTCCCCTCCTTCAGCAGTATCGCCTGCGTCCTGATCACGCCTTCGAGGTGGTAAAGTCTGGCGTCTTTGTTGTCGAGATTATGGGTGCGTCGGTCGATTTCATCGTGACACGCGCTACAAGCCCATGCGCCGATCAGGTCGTCAGGCTTCATTCCCGTTCCGCAAATTCCAGCCATCCGGTAATGTGCCAGAACTGTAGTTTCAGGATTACCATTGCATACGCCGTAAATACGTACCTGGCATTCTCTGCCGCGTGCTTCTTTGCGTAGGTTAGCCATTATGGTTCACTCCAGTAATTCTCAATTGCAGCAGCCATTCTCTGCATCCACTCAGCCAGCTTTAACGCGGCTTCTCTTTCAGAACCACATTTAGGGAAATCCTTCATTTCCATGCTGGCCTTATATGTTCTGAATGCCAGGTCTCCGGTAATAACCAATTCCTGATCAAGCACCGAGCGTTTATTCCGGTGTTGAACGTAATAGACAGATTCAGTCCGCATTTCTTCTCTGTCTTTTTTGAAGGAAATAAGCTCAGAGAAATCATTCATCGTCTTCTTCCTCGTACATTGAGCTATTCGGATCGCTCATCAGTTCTGCGCAGCAATCGGAGCACACGTGAACTTCCAGCACATGCAGCTTCTGACCGCAGTTAGCGCACGTTAAAGCTCGCTCGACGCTTTCTTTCTGGTATTGAAGGGATTGGGATGGGCTAAGCATGGCTTTCACCATTAAAAAGTCGCTTGTAAGCATCAATATCTCGTTTTGCCTCACCAAGCTTTCGTCTTAATTCCATGTTTTCTGATTCAAGCTTTTCCATGTCTTGTTGGTATCGTTCGCGGTGATCTTTCCATGCTTTTCGATACGCCTTCATGTATGTCGTTTTGGCCTTTCTCTTTGCCTGACGAACAGCGTGATGGTTTTCTACAAACCACTCAGGGTCGTTAAATGCTGCTCTGGCGCATGTAGACAAATAATTTGCTGCCTCCCTGTTTAGCCAACAAATACTGATAAATGGCAACTTGATAAGCACCATTTTTCGTTGAGACTCTTTCTCGCCAAACATGTGCCATTTTTTGATGCTAAGGCCAAATCCAGGTTGAATTAAAAGCATTATCATTTCCTCGCACGATGTCTTAGCCACCGGATATCCCACAGGTGAGCCGTGTAGTTGAAGGTTTTTACGTCAGATTCTTTTGGGATTGGCTTGCGTTTATTTCTGGAGCGTTTCGTTGGAAGGTATTTGCAGTTTTCGCAGATTATGTCGGTGATGCTTCGTCGCTGTCGCCTCATTCGTACCTCCTGTCGGTAAACCTGACACCCTGACCAATAGCCCAGGCTGTTGTGTACTCGATCAGACTTGCCATACGCTTCACGCTCATCTGCGCGCTGCTTTCGCGAATGTTGACGTATTCGCCTTCAAGGCCGGGCAAAACATCAGCTTCCTGTTTTGTTGCCACTGCATGACCGCTGATCAACAAAACCTTCCATTGTTCCGGTTTTAACAATTTGCCGCACCATTGAACCTGACGTGCGATATCCGCCAGCATCGCGTGAAATTTTGCGTTCTGGTCAAGATTGCGCTTGTAGTCAGTAATGCGGATGGTGACTGGCTTGTCTTTATCGAGAGGAGTTGCGAGGATGGCATTTATTGCAGCTTGCTGTTGTTGCTTAGTTCGGAGAAAGATTGTTTGCTTCATCGAAAATTCTTCTCTTTAATTCCAGCGGCACTGATAGCTTTCATTACTGCAATTACCGTTTTGTCACGCCCATCCTCATAACCCATCGCATAAGCACCTTCTTCACCATCTTTCCAAAAGTCGTCATTCGATTCGGGCCAGTCAATATCCAGTTCAATAGCTGCTCGCGATTCCTGCCACGTTTGCCAGTGGCCTTGAACATCGTCCATCACGTATTGACCACCAATATTACCGCTGCCAATTTCATGGTGATTTTCAGGGTAACGGATAAGGTCTGAAGATTCGCCTCCACGTCGCAACCAACTTTCTTCAAACTGCTTTCTTGATTCGTCCATCGGTACTTACCCTCAGTTCAACTCACAAAACGCCACGCCATTTTTGCTACAGCGACAGGCATAACACCGATAATCACCCAGACAAATGCAGCACCAAACAACGTATACCATGGGTCTTTACCGTCATTCACAAGACGAATGTAGCTATGCAGAACAATAAAAAACGCCAGAAGAATCCATCCAACGCCAACGCATTTGAGTGCGACGAGCATAAACTTAACCACGATTTACTCTCCCCCAAATAAAAAGGCCTGCGATTACCAGCAGGCCTGTTACAAGCTCAGTGATGTAGATGGTCATACGTCAGCCCCTTGTGCATATCGTCTGCCACGCGCAGCAGGTGCATTTGATGTTGTGCAAATCTGTCTGGCTTCATCCTGGTCACATGCAACAAAGTGTCCGTTGCAGAACCGCTGGTAAACCGTACCAAGCGAGCCAAAACGGTTTTTCGTCACGATGATTTCAGCAAATGGCGCGGCGCTACTGTTCTCGTCATATACCGCTTCCCGATAGAGCATGATGATTGAGTCTGCGTCCTGCTCAATGCTTCCTGAATCACGCAAATCTGCGTTTGTCGGGCGTTTGTTTGGTCGCTTCTCAACATCGCGTGAAAGCTGACTCAGGGAGATAACAGGCGTTTTCAGGTCTTTCGCCATCGCCTTCAGGCTTCCGGAGATGTGAGCAATTGCGAGGTCGTTGCGATCTGCTTTCGGCTTCTCAATCAGGCCAAGATAATCCGCCATGATGAGTGACAGGTTTGGATTTTCCTGTTTGTGCCGTTCTGCGATTGAGCGTATTTCTTCGACCGATAACCGCGAGGCATCGACTACCCATACATCCAAATCTGCAAGCTGACTCATGCCGTTAGCAACGCGCGCCCAGCCTTCGTCATCCATCGATGCAGGATTTCGCAGCACGCTAACCGACATCCTCCCGGCGTTGGCAATGCTTCGCTCTGCAATCTGCAATGCGCTCATTTCCATCGAGAAAATCAATACTCCGCGCCGGACGTCAGAACCAGGAATAACGCGGCTTGCAACGCCTTCGGCAATCTTCAGCGCCAGTTCGGTTTTCCCCATACCAGGACGAGCGGCGATAATCACCAGGTCTTCCGCGTTCATCCCTCCGGTGATGGCGTCAAGTTCTTCGATTCCGGTCTTCAGGGTATCGGACTCTTCTCCGTTCCTCAGACGCCTATCAAGCGTGTCAGTGTAGTCAGTGATGATTTCCCCTAACCGTACAGGTTTAACCTCGTCACGGGGCTTTCTGATGGCTGAAAGACGCTTTACAAGTTCATCCATCGCCTGACTCGATGCGTCGATGGTTCCGCTCTGAATTGGTTCACGCATTTCATCCATGATTTCCAGCACCAGACGGCGGTGATAGTTATCCGCGACCATTCCGGCATATCCCTTCAGGTTTGCGGCGCTCGGGCAGTTTTTGCTGGTCATCAGGATTGACGTGAAATGCTCCTCTCCGCACGCCTCGGCAACCATCAGCGCGTCGATTAGGTTTCTGTTTCTCGCCTGCTTGCGGATAACCTCGAAGGCTTTCCGGTAGAGCGGAATTGAAAACGCTTCCGGCTCCAGCGTTGCCAGAACGTCGCTGGCGGTTGGTGTTAATCCACCAATCAGCAGGCCACCGATAACGCTCGCTTCGATATCCTGTTTCATGCAATCCCCCTGTCTGCAAACTTCCCTTCCCGTACCCCCGTTAACGAGTCTTCCCTCAGCAGGTAATCAAAATCGGCCGTCCAGCCCGTGTCGTTGTCTCCGAAGTAAAACGGCTTGGCCTGATGCACAAACGCCCTGACATACGCTCTGAAACCGTCCACGTTTGGCGTTTTCAGTTGCGGAATGATTTTCTTCAGGCGACGTTTGCGTTTCTCGTTGACCGCAACAGCGTGCGGCAGTCTGTCACCGACTTCGGTGTTGTAGGCGTTCAGGAAAGATTCGTAGTCGATGCGTTCTGCCTTGCGACGTTCAGGTTTAACCTGCCCATCGCCGCCCCCGTTAGGGGGTAAGGGGGTATTTGTATTTATTGTCTTTTGTATATTGTCTTTTGTGTTTGACTGATTCGGTAAATTGCTTTTTACCGATTTGGTGAAGGTTTGTTTTACCGAATTGGTAAATGTTTTACCGAATCCGTTAACTTTCGTTTTCCACTCGGAAATGTTTGTATTCATACCAACTTGACGCCCCACCTGAATGAGAACTCCCATTCTGATAAGCTCGTTTTTGGCGGTAGAGCATTTGGTTGGTGCCATGCCAGTGAGTTCAGCGAACTGTTCGTTTCCGATCCAATCTATTTTTTGTTGTAACCGTATGTCTTGCGCCACACAGCCATAACAATCAGTAACTGATGTAGAGTAAGTCCAGAAAGCATGGCGGCTTCTAGCAGTGTGTTTGCAGTCCGAGTGTAGCCATCTTCGAGTTCTGCCACGCGATGCTCCACGACCTCCAGTTGAGGCCTGTAATCAGCTAACTTAACGACGCCCATGTTTCACTCCTGCTTTGGCTAGTCTGTAAACACCAACAAGGCGCTCTGCGAACGCCCTGTTATTTGCTGCGGCTACCACTAATCCCTCATGTGAATCAGGGTGTCGAATCTCTTCTTTTTCCTGGTATTTCTTACGACGTTTTGTCATAATTACTCCTGTGGATTGATCCAGTAATGACCTCAGAATTCCATCTGGATTTGTTCAGAACGCTCGGTTGCCGCCGGGCGTTTTTTATTGGTGAGAATCGAAGCAACTTGTCGTGCCAATCGAGCCATGTCGTCGTCAACGACACCCCATTCAAGAACAGCAAGCAGCATTGAGAACTTTGGAATCCAATCCCTCTTCCACCTGCTGATCTGCGACTTATCAACTCCCACAGCTTCCGCTGTCTTCTCAGTTCCAAGCATTGCGATTTTGTTAAGCAACGCACTCTCGATTCGTAGAGCCTCGTTGCGTTTGTTTGCACGAACCATATGTAAGTATTTCCTTAGATAACAATTGATTGAATGTATGCAAATAAATGCATACACCATAGGTGTGGTTTAATTTGATGCCCTTTTTCAGGGCTGGGATGTGTAAGAGCGGGAATGTCTTAAGCGGCTTTACCGCGTTTAGTTCCGTACTGTAACCAAACCGGATCACAGTTAAGCGCCATAGCAATCTCAAACAAGAAGCGCGGTCGCTTGGTTACTCCAGCTTCAATCAGTTGAATTGATTGCTGTTTAACACCGGCTTTGGTTGCCAGTTCGGTTTGCGTCATTTTTAACGCAATTCGCCTCTTCTTGAGGCGTTCAGAAAGAGTTTGCATATCGCCTCCATCAACAAACTTTCTTGTATTTTCATACAATGTATCTTGTTTGTCAAATACAGTTTTTCTTGTGAAGATTGGAGGTAAATAACAGAGGTGGCTTATGAGTATTTCTTCCAGGGTAAAAAGCAAAAGAATTCAGCTTGGACTTAACCAGGCTGAACTTGCTCAAAAGGTGGGGACTACCCAGCAGTCTATAGAGCAGCTCGAAAACGGTAAAACTAAGCGACCACGCTTTTTACCAGAACTTGCGTCAGCTCTTGGCGTAAGTGTTGACTGGCTGCTCAATGGCACCTCTGATTCGAATGTTAGATTTGTTGGGCATGTTGAGCCCAAAGGGAAATATCCATTGATTAGCATGGTTAGAGCTGGTTCGTGGTGTGAAGCTTGTGAACCCTACGATATCAAGGACATTGATGAATGGTATGACAGTGACGTTAACTTATTAGGGGATGGATTCTGGTTGAAGGTTGAAGGTGATTCCATGACCTCACCTGTAGGTCAAAGCATCCCTGAAGGTCATATGGTGTTAGTAGATACTGGACGCGAGCCAGTGAATGGAAGCCTTGTTGTAGCCAAACTGACTGACGCGAACGAAGCAACATTCAAGAAACTGGTTATAGATGGCGGACAGAAGTACCTGAAAGGCCTGAATCCTTCATGGCCTATGACTCCTATCAACGGGAACTGCAAGATTATCGGTGTTGTCGTGGAAGCGAGGGTAAAATTCGTATGATCAGGATTGCGGCGCTACTCTCAATACTCTTAACTACCAGCGCCAATTCTGAATGCTGGATTGTCACAAACCTGCACGGGTACGGGGCAATGAATGGCGATCGTTACGAGTTTACAAAAGACAGCACGGAAGATTCCGTTTTCCACGTAACAATAAATGGCGATAAATCATCAGTTTATGAATCAGTTTCTGGCGTCTATCCAGAGATGAAATACACTGCTTTGTCATCGAACACTATGGTAGGAGAATACCAGTCTGGAGGAGGAATAACCGTTGAAACCTGGTCAATCACTACAGACAAAAAAGCTCTTTACTCCAAAGTAATGAATATCCCAGGTATGCAACAACTTACATCAACCAAATCATTTGTTGGTGATGTAGTCGGAACCTGCAACCAGTAATCCTCACCTCGATTTCGATAACCAAAAAACAAACTATTTTCCGTTTAAAAACAATGGAGTTTGTTTTTCACGCTCCTTTTTACAATATTTCTTGTTTACAACATACAATCTTTCTTGTAATTTTAAGCCATCAGCAGGACGCACTGACCACCATGAAGGTGAGGCTCTTAAAAATTAAGCCCTGAAGAAGGGCAGCATTCAAAGCAGAAGGCTTTAGGATTGGATGAATGCGCAGGCTGATGCGCACACGAATGTAACTTGCTGGTCAAGTCTCCCCACAGCGACGGGGGTGCAACTGATTCATTTCGTGGCATGTCTAGCTAGCTGGGGTTCAGCGCCGGTCATCCAATCACCAAAGCTAACTGACAGGAGAATCCAGATGGATGCACAAGCACGCCGCCGCGAACGTCGCGCAGAGAAACAGGCTCAATGGAAAGCAGCAAATCCCCTGTTGGTTGGGGTAAGCGCAAAACCAGTTAACCGCCCTATTCTCTCGCTGAATCGCAAACCGAAATCACGAGTAGAAAGCGCACTGAATCCGATAGACCTTACGGTGCTTGCTGAATACCACGAACAGATTGAAAGCAACCTGCAACGTATTGAGCGCAAGAATCAGCGCACATGGTACAGCAAGCCACGCAGTGAAATGGGTGTGACTTGTGTTGGTCGCCAGAAAATGAAATTAGGCAGCAAACCACTTATTTGAGGTGAGATATGGAAGAAGAATTTGAAGAGTTCGAAGAGCATCCGCAGGATGTGATGGAACAATACCAGGACTATCCGTATGACTACGACTATTGATAAAAATCAATGGTGTGGACAATTCAAACGATGCAATGGATGCAAGCTGCAATCGGAATGCATGGTTAAGCCTGAAGAAATGTTTCCTGTAATGGAAGATGGGAAATATGTCGATAAATGGGCAATACGAACGACGGCAATGATTGCCAGAGAACTTGGTAAACAGAACAACAAGGCTGCCTGATGGTGGCCTTCATTTTTGGCATAAACAACAGAATAAATACTGCACTGTGTATTCATTCCAACGAGTGAATACACGGAGCAATGTCGCTCGTAACTAAACAGGAGTCGACTTGTTCTGATTATTGGAAATCTTCTTTGCCCTCCAATGTGAGGGCAATTTTTTATCTATGAGGATATGAACAGATGTCAAACATCAAAAAATACATCATTGATTACGACTGGAAAGCATCAATAGAAATTGAAATCGACCATGACGTAATGACAGAGGAAAAACTTCACCAGATTAATAATTTCTGGTCAGACTCTGAATACAGACTCAAAAAACACGGCTCTGTATTAAATGCTGTATTAATCATGCTAGCGCAACATGCTCTGCTTATAGCAATTTCAAGCGACTTAAATGCATATGGTGTTGTGTGTGAGTTCGACTGGAATGATGGAAATGGTCAGGAAGGATGGCCTCCAATGGATGGTAGCGAAGGAATAAGAATTACCGATATCGACACATCTGGAATATTTGATTCAGATGATATGACTATCAAAGCCGCCTGAGCGCGGCTTTACCGCATACCAATAACGCTTCACTCGAGGCGTTTTCGTTATGCAATCAAACAGAAGGAGCATCCTATGCAACAGTTCGCTATTGCAGGGGCGGCATCGGTTCGCCCTTTCAACCCGATTTTATCGGTACAGCATTCAAGAAAAACATTCTAACCGGAGCAGACTTTAAACAACCAAGAATGAAAAGTTTGCTCGAAAAGCTTTGGGATATTTTGAAACAACAAGGCCGCCCATGAGTTTTACAGATAACTGGTCAGACGAAGAATTCATTCGTCAGATGAACAAAATGCTCAATCAGCACAAAGAACAGGAGAAAGATGATGATTCTGACTCTGAATGATAAGCGTGAAATATCGCAAATCATCGCAAGTTTTACTGATGAAGATTACGAACGAATCAACAGTGAAGTTGATCGCCTCTGCAAACGCTGCGACCCAATAAGCGAAATGCTTCGCTCATATAAGCCAGATGAACACACTAAGGACGCTATCGACTGGCTGGAAGATGATGACTGTGACTATCAGGAAAAAGCCGCTGAATGGTTCTGGGATGCAATAACCGAAAGAGTTAAGGCTGAATATGCCTTCGCAATATTCAAACGCAGACACATTTATGGAGAAGCAGCATGAGCAATATCGTTGAATTCGTTAAACAGCAGGAGCAGTTATTCTGCGGAGCATTGACTGAACAGACGGTGACATGGGCTAAGGAAAGCCAGTTTGCAATTCAGTATTTCCAGAAAAATGATTACCTGGCTAAAACGGCACTGGCAAATCCAACCAGCGCACAGAACGCCATCATCAATGTTGCGGCGATCGGCATCACCTTAAACCCGGCCAGCAAACTTGCTTATCTAGTTCCGCGCGACGGCATGGTTTGCCTTGATATCAGCTATATGGGATTACTTCACCTTGCACAGTCGACAGGATCAATTAAGTGGGGGCAATGTAAACTGGTGTACTCAAACGACACCTATGAATCAAACGGCCTTGATTCAGCGCCAACCCACAAATACAACGCATTTGGTGAGCGAGGCTCTATTGTTGGTGGTTATTGCACGGTTAAAACAGCAGATGGTGACTACCTGACTGAAGAAATGAGTCTGGCAGAAATTAAAGCTGTGGAAGCAACGAGCAAGGCAAAGAATGGACCGTGGAAGACATTCTGGGAAGAGATGGCGCGTAAAACAATAGTTAAACGCGCCAGCAAATACTGGCCTAAAGCCCAGCGACTGGATAATGCCATTCACCTGCTTAACGAAGATGAAGGTATGCATCAGGAACCAGTTATGCCGCACAAATCAGAGGAAGATATCCGCGAAGATGAACGGAAACGCCAGCAGGAAATAATGGAAAAAGCACAACTTCTTTGTGATGAAATGGCTCAGGCAGAAAACATGGATGATTTGAAACGATATTTTGCAGAAGCATATCGCCTGACATCTGGAATGAAATTGCAGCAGAACGTACAAGCCATTTACATAGAATGCAAAGCGAAACTGGAGGTTGCCAGTGAGCAAACTATATGAAATAGCCAATGAATACGCAAAATTGATGGATTCAGATTTAGAACCAGAGATGATTGCTGACACAATAGAAGGCATGGAAGGAGAATTTACCGATAAAATAGAGCAACTTCTCGCCATTATTAAAAATGAATCTGGTTATGCTGAACGCCTCAAGGACGAGGCAAAGTCACTGAATGAACGAGCAGCAGTAATTCAAAATAAGATTGATAGCATTATGGCATATATAGCCTCATCGCTTGAAATGGTTGGCAAGAAAAAGATTAGAGCAGGTATTCACCAGGTAACAATCCGCAAACCGTCAGAAACTGTAGAAATCATCGACTCAAGCGCCCTTCCTCCTGAATACGTTGAGTTTGAAACGACAATTAAAGCCGACAAGTTGGCAATCAAGCACCAACTAAAAGCAGGATTAAATATCCCCGGTGCTCAACTCAAAGTTGGGAAACCTTCACTTCTTATCAAATAACGGTATCGCCTATGAAAAAGACTCCATGGGAGAAATGGGAAGTCGATTTCTTGCGCGAAGTAGCGGCGACAATGCCAGTTGAAGTTATCGCTGAAAAACTGGAAAGGACTGAAAAAGCAGTTATGGCGAAAGCAACAAGGATTGGCGCTGACATTGTTAGCCGACTTCGTGGAAGACGCTGGACAAGAGCCGAAGTATCACTTTTCGGTAAGTTCTCCGCAGAAGAAATAGCAATTGCAACCTGCCGCTCAATTTATTCAGTAAGAGCTATGCGATACAAGCTAAAAAAACTCGATGAAGAAAGAGCAGGCATACGAATAAATTAACAAAGAGGAATTTACCATGAGAGGACTTGCATACAATCCCGGCATTCTTCCGGCAGAAATGATTATTCGCCAACGCGTAAAACCAATGCCATCGAGAGAGGAATTGCTTAAAAGAAATAGTTTCGGTTCTGTTAATGACAACAGATATCTGAATGCGATGTGGCGCAAAGGAGGCAACCAGTGAGCGAAATTAACTATCAGGCACTGCGTGATGTGGCAGAGAAAGCAACGTGGGGAGACTGGGACTCATATAAACCACACCGTGGCGCACGAGGTTATGAGGTCCGACTAAGTAGTCAGGCCATTGCGCAACACGTTCTGAAAAACAACGCTGAATTTATTGCTGCCTTTAATCCAAAGATTGCTTTGGCACTACTGGATGAACGGGAAAGGAACCAGCAATACATCAAATCCCGCGACCAGGAGAACGAGGAAATTGCGCTAACGGTAGGGAAGCTGCGTGTTGAGCTGGAAGCAGCAGAGAATCGCAACGCAAAATTACAAAGCGAGAATGCATACATCCGCAACCGGTACAAAGAACTGGACCTATTAATCGGGAAAAACATTCTGGTCATGCAAGCTGCCATTATCGAATGGCAATCGACTGGCGACGCTAAAAGCGGACTGGCATGGATTTATAACACACTGTTTGGCCCTGGCGAATTACCGGACGAATCTGAGAAAGATGCTCAGGCCTACTTTAATCGCAAATATGCACCGATTGACGAAAAGCTTATGGCGCTTCACAAGTGGTTTTGGGAACAAAGTGAAGCCGAGCGCGCCGCTGGCATTCGCATCAAAGGAGAGTGAGATGAATGGACAAATATCAATTGTTCGACCGGGAGCATGTGACGATTGCGAGATACGAATGATTATTCGTCTGGCGAGGGGGAAAACAATAACTGCTCTCATTACTCCAGAAAATCTCGCATTAGCATTAACAGGAAAGTCAGACCTGCCAGTAGAGCTAAAGCTGCGAAATGTTGAGATTAAGGTGAAATAGCTATGACCACTATTACCAAAGAACGTATCGAATTATTCATTAAAAATCCGCTTGAAAACGGGCTTACTCGTGGCGAACAAATGGAACTGGCACGAATTGCACTGGCATCACTGGAACGCGAACAGATTCGCCACGAGCATGCCAAATGGTCTGACTCCACATTTGGCTGCGTTGGCCCCATTGGTCCACTGAAACACCTCTCAAAAGAGGCACTGGAAGCCGCAGCCGAACCAGACGATCTTAGCGAGTGGGCTGATATGCAGTTTCTGTTGTGGGATTCACAGCGCCGTGCTGGCATCAGCGATGCTGAAATTACCGCTGCTATGGAAGATAAATTGAAGATCAACATGGAGCGCCAGTGGCCTGAGCCAAAAGATGGTGAGCCTCGCTTGCACATTAAAGAACCCGGCAACTCTCCGGTAATTCCGGATGGTTGGGTCATGGTGCCGAAGAGACTAACAGCCGAGAACGGCGCTAAGGGTGTGCTATCCGGTGAATTTTCAGAAACTACGTTTATAAGCTGCCCGGAATGCTTTGGTGATGATGATTGCGAAACTTGTGACTGTAGCGGGAGAATCGAAATCAAGGTTCCAGTCAGTTGGACAACTATCAAAACTATTTGGGCTAAAGGGTGTGAGCACTTTTCAATAGTAGCACCGCAGCAAGATGGGTGATGAAAACAAGTATTTATAACTTAAAAGCATTAAAAAATCGCTTATAGATCAAAAGAAATCTACGTCAAATATTACTATATTTCAATGTGTTATAATTACCCCGTACATAAAATGGGGGGACACAAAATGTTCAAACGCTGCATCACCAAGTGTGGAAGCACACCTGACATCCAAGCTTTTATTAATGAAGATGGTAAGCTTGTTGTTGAGAGGAGTGGTCCTTTTATTAGCAAACAACTTATCATTACCTCTCCAGCGGAGATGGCCGGAGAATGGATAGTTTCTGAACCAGAGGAGTTGCACATCCCGCTTCCTTATGGCCCTCAGGGACTGATTTATAACCGTTATGTTCAGAAGGAGGCGGGTTGACAATGTCAGGCATAACATCGCCGAGAAATCGAAAGAAAAACAGAACAAGGTAAACGTTGACCTTGCAGCATCAGGCATGGAGTACAGAGAGCGCCTTAACATACCTGTTATCACTGAGCAGGTATCATGAGAGCAACCTGAGCACTCACGCGAGTATTTCATGGAGCGCATCAGATACTATCGCGAGCAGTCGTTAAACATGCCCAAGGGAAGCAACCCATGGTATATCGATATGGATGAACAGAACGCCAAGAAGTAAACGCAATTTGAACGAATGCGAACCCGCCGAGTGCGGGTTTTCTTTTATCTGAACTCGCTACGGCGAGTTTTGTTTTATGGAGATGATAAATGCACTTCCGAGTTACAGGTGAATGGAATGGAGAACCATTCAACAGAGTTATCGAAGCAGAGAACATCAATGACTGCTATGACCACTGGATGCTGTGGGCGCAGATAGCACATGCAGACGTAACCAATATTCGAATTGAAGAACTGAAAGAACATCAAGCCGCCTGATGGCGGTTTTTTATTGCCAGATTTGCAGGTTCGATTCCCTATTTGGAGATAGCACTCATGCAACACGAACTACAACCTGATTCACTGGTTGATTTGAAATTCATCATGGCCGATACTGGCTTCGGTAAAACCTTCATCTATGACCGGATTAAGTCCGGCGACCTGCCTAAAGCCAAAGTTATCCACGGGCGAGCAAGATGGTTATATCGTGACCATTGTGAATTCAAAAATAAGCTCTTAAGCCGCGCCAATGGGTAAAATAGCGGGTAAAATATTTCTCACATCTAAAAAACACCATTCCAATCAATCCCCTGCCGCTTCAAGTAGATGTCTGCAGGGGACACCAGATACCCTTCAAACGAAATCTACCTTCACCCCGTAAAAGATGGGTTTGGCAGCACACTTGCCTTATATCTACTCATTTTTACTGCAACAGGTTGAAATCTCAGCACTGTCAGAAAGCGCTGATGACTAAACAGCCCTGGGCCGGGCGATGTAACCATCACACAGAATCCTGATAGCGAAATATGGCGTGACTCGATACTTCACTCCGCAATGCATTCCTTGATGAATTCGCAGGACCGTGATACACGGGACAGGTCACTGAATGACGACAATGTCCTGGAAATCAGCGAACCGCGCATCTGAAGTACATTTGAGCGACTGTACCAGAACATGAATGAGGCGTTTGGATTAGGCGATTATTAGCAGGGCTAAGCATTTTACTATTATTATTTTCCGGTTGAGGGATATAGAGCTATCGACAACAACCGGAAAAAGTTTACGTCTATATTGCTGAAGGTACAGGCGTTTCCATAACTATTTGCTCGCGTTTTTTACTCAAGAAGAAAATGCCAAATAGCAACATCAGGCAGACAATACCCGAAATTGCGAAGAAAACTGTCTGGTAGCCTGCGTGGTCAAAGAGTATCCCAGTCGGCGTTGAAAGCAGCACAATCCCAAGCGAACTGGCAATTTGAAAACCAATCAGAAAGATCGTCGACGACAGGCGCTTATCAAAGTTTGCCACGCTGTATTTGAAGACGGATATGACACAAAGTGGAACCTCAATGGCATGTAACAACTTCACTAATGAAATAATCCAGGGGTTAACGAACAGCGCGCAGGAAAGGATACGCAACGCCATAATCACAACTCCGATAAGTAATGCATTTTTTGGCCCTACCCGATTCACAAAGAAAGGAATAATCGCCATGCACAGCGCTTCGAGTACCACCTGGAATGAGTTGAGATAACCATACAGGCGCGTTCCTACATCGTGTGATTCGAATAAACCTGCATAAAAGACAGGAAAAAGTTGTTGATCAAAAATGTTATAGAAAGACCACGTCCCCACAATAAATATGACGAAAACCCAGAAGTTTCGATCCTTGAAAACTGCGATAAAATCCTCTTTTTTTACCCCTCCCGCATCTGCCGCTACGCACTGGTGATCCTTATCTTTAAAACGCATGTTGATCATCATAAATACAGCGCCAAATAGCGAGACCAACCAGAAGTTGATATGGGGACTGATACTAAAAAATATGCCGGCAAAGAACGCGCCAATAGCATAGCCAAAAGATCCCCAGGCGCGCGCTGTTCCATATTCGAAATGAAAATTTCGCGCCATTTTTTCGGTGAAGCTATCAAGCAAACCGCATCCCGCCAGATACCCCAAGCCAAAAAATAGCGCCCCCAGAATTAGACCTACAGAAAAATTGCTTTGCAGTAACGGTTCATAAACGTAAATCATAAACGGTCCGGTCAAGACCAGGATGAAACTCATACACCAGATGAGCGGTTTCTTCAGACCGAGTTTATCCTGAACGATGCCGTAGAACATCATAAATAGAATGCTGGTAAACTGGTTGACCGAATAAAGTGTACCTAATTCCGTCCCTGTCAACCCTAGATGTCCTTTCAGCCAAATAGCGTATAACGACCACCACAGCGACCAGGAAATAAAAAAGAGAAATGAGTAACTGGATGCAAAACGATAGTACGCATTTCTGAATGGAATATTCAGTGCCAT